CTTTTGCGCGAATAAAATTCGATTTTTTAGCTTTTAAGGATGTGATTTTATATGAAGGGTAGAATGCCAAAACCAACACATTTAAAGCTTTTAGAGGGCAACAAAAAGACTCGATATACCAAAGAACAATTAAAGGATATTGCAGAATCTGAGATCAAGCTTGGCGGGAAAAATTTTGAAGCTTCTGAAATGATAAAAGCTGATCCTATCGCATTAAAAAAATGGAAATCACTTATAAAGACTTATTTGGAATATGATATTGATTTTATTTCTGATTCAGACAGTGGAGCGATAGAACAGTATTGTATGTCCTATGCAGTAGTAACGAGATTAGAGAAAGCGAAAGCAAAAATAATTAAAAAAGCAAAAAAAGATAAAGAGCCGGAGGTGGTAATATTGGCTTTAACTTCTGATATACAAAAGGCAATAGATACCCAGGTAAAAATAATGCTTCCATTATCAGATAGATTGTTTTTAAATCCGGTTGCAAAGATTAAGGGATTGCGCAAAAAGCAGGAGCCAAAAGTCGATAAAACAAGTAAATATGAACAGCAATTTGGAGAAATATAAAAGGAGGTATATATGAGAGAAGAAAAATGTTTTAGCTCAAATGATATTGAACAAATTAGGGATAAAATTGCAGCTCTTGTGAATAGATTAAAACACATAGAAGGTGCTACTGATTTTGAAGATTCTTCAATTGAACAAATTATTGATGAACTGAATGAAATTAAAGAAAGTTGTCAAAAATTAATATGATTCTACTTAAAGAAATTAAAAAATACTGCAATGATATTCTTTCCGGTAAGATTCTTGCCTGTCAGAAGCACAAGTGGTCATGCCAAAGATTTTTATCCGATTTAGAAAAATCAAAATCTAAAGACTTTCCTTATAGATTTGATGAAGCTAAGGCGCAGCGGTTTTTTGATTGGATGGAAATGTTTTGTCATACTAAGGGGCCGCTTGCAATGAAGCATAAAATACCTGAGCCTATTGAGAAGTTTATATTTGGGAATATATATGGATGGATAGATAAAGTAACTGGATACCGTAGATTTAGATATGTCTATTATCAAGTTGCGAGGAAAAATGCAAAGAGTCAGGATTTGGCTATAGTAGGTACTTATGAAATGGCATGTATGGGGGAATCTTGTGCGGAGGTTTTAGTAGCTGCAACCAAAAAGGAACAGACTAAATATGTATGGGGGGAAGCAGATTTAATAATTAGACGTTGTAAAGAATTAAATCCTCCTATAAAAGATAGATTTAAAACCGTCTATGGAGTTATTCATCATATAAAAAGTGATTCTACTTTTGCAAGGTTAAGCGAAGAAGATAAGAAAAAAGGTGATGGCAGTAATCCGCAATGTGGAATTATAGATGAATACCATGCGCACGAAACAGACGAATATTATAATGTACTGTCATCAGGAATGAAAATAAGAACACAGCCATTATTGATTATTATTACAACAGCCGGTTTTGATTTGAATAATCCTTGTTATGTTGCAGAATACGATTATGTTTCTAAAATCCTTGACCCTGATAATCCAATTGATAATGAACAGTATTTTGCCATTGTCTGTGAATTAGATCATGATGAACAAGGGGAATTGATAGATGACATAAAAGATGAAAAGGTATGGGTAAAGGCGAATCCAATTAATACAAAAACACCGGAAGGCATGGCATCAATACGTGCTGAGCTTCAGGTAGCTTTAGATAAGCCTGATAAAATGAGGGATTTTTTAACCAAGAGTATGGATGTATGGGTAAATGAAAGAGATTGCGCATATATGCCTATGGGTAAGTGGGCAGCTTGCAAAGGGGAAATACCTGACTTAAAAGGTAAGATATGTTATATCGGTTTTGATTTATCAGCGAAAATAGATTTAACAAGTGTTACGTTTGAATTTCCTGTTGAAGATAAATATTACGTTATAAATCATTCTTTTATTCCAGAGGATACATTGCCGCAAAGAAGAAAAATAGGCAAGGTTCCCTATGATAGATGGATTGAGGAGGGATGGATTACTGCGACTCGCGGCCCTGTAGTTGACTATCGGTTAGTGCGTGATTATGCTATTAATACAGCTAAAGAAAAAGGATGGTACATTGAGGAAATATGCGGTGATCCCTGGGGATTTTTACAGATAGGTAATGATTTAGATGATATGGGTTATACCGTAGTAGAAATTGTTCAGGGAATAAAAACATTATCAGAACCTACAAAAGATTTTCGGGATATGGTTTATTTAAAGAGGGTAATACATGATGGGAATCCCGTTTTAGCTTGGGCTGTTGGAAATGCTATTGCAGATCAGGTTGACCGGAATAAAAACATAATATTGAACAAGAAAAAGAGTAAGGAAAATATAGACCCGATTGCAGCGACAATGAACGCTCATGTACGGGCAATGCAAACTCAACCGGAAGGAACAGGGAGGGTAATATTTATATGAAATTAGATAATTTTGATAAAGATTTTATTGCGTTACTTGCCAAAAGAACACCATATCCAACATGGGAAATAGAACCGATATATAAAAAACTTAATAAGAGTATGGATGATACTTTGTATTATATACAATTAGCAACAGCATATGGATTTGGTTGCTTATATAATTTAGAGGAAAAAGTAGATAAAATATTGGAAGGTTCTATAAATGCAAAAGAAGCAGCTCGAAGTCTTCATACTGTTATGAAATTAATGAAAGAAAAGGAGTAATATTTATATGAAAGCTACAATTAATCAAGATGGTATGTTAAGTATTGAAACGGAAACAGAATTAGAATATTATGCATTAACAAAATGGCAGGAAGAAAATTTTATAAATAATAATGGAAGAATTAAGGGTGAAAAAATGCTGTTTCATTATAAGAGAATTGAAAAAGAAAGCGGTGATTTTCAACAAACTAATATATATAAACCAGAACCAACACCGAATCCTTCTGGTGGAAGGGTGGTAAGCTAATGAATGAAAAAGACTATTACTACAAGCGTTCTATAAGGCGGAATTGTGGTTTTCGTTGGGAGGATTACCCGAATAGTCGATGTCCTAAATGTGGGCATTATAGAGGTAAAGGTAGATAAATTTCTTCTTTTTTTTATTTTCTTCAAAAAGTAGTTGATTTTTCCCCCTTTTTATTGTATTATACAAAATAAATAGGTATCACTACCTAATCCGGTAGGTTACGGGGTAGCTCCCCTTAACTAATAAGAAAATTATAAGCCAATGTGCTGGCACATCAGTACGTTGGCTTTTTTCTTTCCGGTAAGGAGAAAAATTGAAAATCAAAGCCCTCCTAAAGAAAATTTCCACTGATATACTATTCATTATTGGTATTTTGTCAATTTTATACGGTTTTTGGTCAATTTATGAGCCAATTTCCTATATTTTGGGCGGTTTTTTCGTTTGTTATGTCTTTTTACCGTTAAAAAAGGGTAAATAAATGGGATTTTTAACTGATTTTATCACTGAAAAACGCTCTTTACCTTTCGGAATAAAGGGGGAAAGCCCCTGGATGATAGCAGATATAATCGGAAATCCTGTTAAATCCGGTGCTATTGTAACTGAAGAATTATCATTATCGGTATCTGCAATATGGGCTTGCATACGTATTTTGGCATGGACACAGGCAAGTTTACCGTTAATAACGTATAAACGACTTAGTCCGAGGGGAAAAGAGCGCGCCACAAAACATCCTTTATATAAATTATTGCATTCTGAGCCTAATCCAGAACAAACATCATTTGATTTTCGCAGTTTAATAAGCGTACATCAAAATTTATGGGGTGCGGGTATAGCAGAAATACAATTTAAGCGAGGGCAGCCAATTGCGCTATGGCCTATACCTCCCTGGCTCGTAAAAATTAAAAAGAATAAGTCAGGTTCATTATTTTATGAGGTAACTATAGGAACTGAGAAAAGAAAGATTCCCTATTATAAAGCCCTTGTTTTTCCTTCTTTGCAATCTAATCAATATGAGTGGAAATCTCCCATACAGGTACATAAGGAAACAGTTGGATTGTCTATGGCATTGCTTGACTTTGGAGCAAAGACATTCGGACAGGGAACTAATCCGGCTGGAATACTATCACATCCTGGTAAACTAAAAGAACAATCCGAAAAAGATATACGCACAAAATTTAAAGAAAGTTATGAAGGATTAAGTAATTCTCATAGATTAATGCTTTTAGAAGAAGGTATGAAATTTGATAGGATAGGATTACCACCGGAAGATGCACAATATCTTGAAACTCGCAGATTTTCTATTGAAGAAGCGGCACGTATATATAATGTACCTTTACACATGCTACAGCACCTTGAAAAGAGTACAAGTTGGGGAACCGGTATTGAGGAAATGACAATAGGATTTGTTACCTATACATTACGACCTTATCTCGTACAATGGGAACAGGAAATATACAGGAAATTATTTATTGATGATGAAGAGCATTTTGCAGAATTTTTAATTGAGGGATTGCTAAGAGGGAAACAATCCGAAAGATTTACAGCTTACGCTACTGCCCGTCAATGGGGCTGGATGTCTGCGAATGATGTAAGGGAAATAGAAAACAAAAATCCATTACCCGGTGATCAAGGCGACATATACCTTGTACCTATGAATATGAACGATGCAAGTAAAATAAATGAAATGCCTGAAGGAGAAGGCGCAACAGAGGAGCCTATATGAAAATAACCAATAGTGTATTTGATGCTGAAATTGAATTACGTTCTGATGAATCGGATGACAGCAAAAAAACATTATCAGGATATGCTGCTAAATTTGATAGCTTATCAGTTCCATTATACAATTTCAGGGAAAAAATAAAAAAAGGCGCGTTTGCAAAGTCGATAGAAAAAAATAATATACGTGCCTTGTGGAATCATAATACTGACTTTGTATTAGGTTCTACAAAAAATAAAACTTTAAGACTCCAGGAAGATGACAGGGGGCTTAAATTTGACCTTGATTTACCTGATACGCAGATAGGGCGTGATGCTGCGGTATCTGTTTCCCGTGGTGATGTTGAAGGTATGAGTTTTTCATTTGGTGTACAGACTGAGGAATGGGATGAAACAGATAGCAAAAACATAATAAGAACACTTATTGAAGTTGACTTAAAAGAAGTAAGCCCTACAGCTTTTCCGGCGTATCCAAAGACAAAAGTTACTGCACGTTCTGTCAAAGATGATTACGAGGATTATTCAAACGAACGGAGAAATATAGAAGAAGAGAGAGAAAAAGATAGCAATATTTTGGAAATTAATAAACAGAAAGAATCAATTTTAGAAAAGGAGATGTTATGAAAAACATCGAGAAGATGAAGAAGGATCGGCAGAAACTCATTGATGAAATGAGATCACTAACTGCTGCTGCAGAAAAGCGCGATGATAAGAAGTACACAGAGGATGAAGCTACGCGCTGGAATGAATTAAATGAACAGGTTGACGCATTGAAAGTCGATATTGAGCGCGAACAGAGAATGCAGGAACTTGATGCAGAAAATGGTGAAGAGGAACAGAGGATTGATCCACTTGCAAAACCTGATGAAAGGCGCAGTACACCGCTTGGCGAGGATTTGATGGCTATTTATGAGAAACGTGTTATTACAGGTATGAGCGAGCTTGTACCTGCTGATGGTGGGTTTTTTGTAAACACTGATCAGGTTGCAGGGCTTATTAAAAATACGTATGAACAAACGAGCCTTGCAGGAA